TCAAGGACTGAATGGACCCGCCTTTGAAGAGGAAGAGATCATTTCGGACGATGGAGGAAGCCGTAGCTGCCAGGCCGCGAGGGGCAGGCTGGGGAGGCTGGCTTCTTGGCTTGGCATAGCAAGGCCGGTGATTGAGGCGAGCGGTACGCGAGCGTCCTCGGAGAGGCTTTGAACATAATATACAGAATGCGGCCGATCGGAGCCGGAAAAGCCTTGTGAATCAATGGCTTTAGCGCGAGCGGCGCCTGGCATTGCGATCACTGCGAGCACCAGCACTGCCGCCGCCGCGCTTAGCCTGTCCAACACTGAGCGCCAGACCCTGCGCTCGACCGGAGACGTCGCGCGCTCGGCGTGAATCTTCGCCAGCCATACGGCGCCATCGAGCTTGCCCAGCTCGCAAAGCTGCGCAATTCGCTCATCAGACAGGCCCGCCACGCCCTTTCGCGCTTGGTGCAGCGTCTGTCGCTGAATTCCCAATTTCGTCGCCAAAGCCATGTCAGACGGGAGTCCTGACCGTTCCCGCACTGCGTCCAGAAGTTCTGCAAGGGCGTTCATGTGATGAATCCTATTGACACGACGTGATGGGATCAGTTTACATGCGGCGCGTGATGTAGATACATCACACCCGCCACCGGCACCCCAAGGCTGTTGGCGGGTTCCCTTGGGGGCTTGGGGTAGGGGATTGGGCATGAACACCGCACGTGCGGCATGGACTGCTGAGTACCGCGAGGCGCGCAAGCTGGCGCGCTTCATCGATACCTTCCACGACAAGCTGTGCTCGGTGCCGGTCATGGAGCGCACCTTCCCGCAGTGCAGGGGCTTCGAGTTCGCCAGACTTTCCGGCGACCGCCTTGGATGGGTCGGCAACGGCCTTTTCGCACGCAGCGTCAAGTGTCATCGCCTGCTGCTCGCGTGCCTCGCCCATGAGCACCCGAGGATTCCGGCATGATCGATCCGTTCATTGCCTTCGTGCTGCTGGCGGCCATCGTGGCTGTTTCGATTGGTAGCGCCAAACTGGTTTCGTGGTGCCTCGACCGGCGTGGGGAGTCTGCCCGTCGCAGTGCACGCGAAGCGGCCATCGTCGCCCAGGCACGCGCCGAAGTAGCAGCTTCCGGCTGGAGCGCTGAAGACGAAGCCGCGTTCCAAGCCATCCGCGCCCAGCAGGGGGTTTCCCTGAAGCACATGCAGGAGGTGCGTCGTGCGTGATGGCCTTAGGAAAGACTTCAGTCTGTCGAACGCGCCTGCGGATCGGCGGATTCGTTCGGAGTGGCAGCAGGTGAGTCACCCTCTTGTGACGACGGCTCGCTCAGCAGATGGAAAAGCGCTGCCCGCCAGTCGCGCACAAACTCGGGCGGCGTCCGAGTGGCGGGGTCACGCATGAATTCTTCATGCCAATTCACGGATGCCTTCAATGCCTGCGCCAGCTCGGGCGATCCGTTGACCATCACCAAGGCGCTGACTGTGGCCTCAAGGGCGGCAATTCGTGCTTCTAGTGTCTTCACGTACGACTGCGGCTTGCCGCTGAACTTCATCGGGGTGCGCATGGGCGTCTCCGTTTGCCTGGACACGAATCATCGCACGGCATCGCTGGCGCCGGCTTGCCTCATCAATCAGCAGGAGGGATTCCATGTTCCGTAACAGCCCCTTCCCATGGGTCCTTCCTGCTACCGGCCTCTTCGCCATTGCCCCGAACCCGGCCACGCTCGTGCTGGTCGTCTTCGCCTTCCTGCACTACCTCATGGGGGTCCTGCGAAATGGCCGTTGATCGCGCTCGCTTCAGGATGGCCGTAGAGGGCGGGGCAGGGGGCTTTTCCCCGCTTTCGCCCGGTGAAAAGGGGCAGCGGGCGGCGGCGGAGATTGGCCCGGGGAGTAACACGGGCCAAAAGGGTCAGCAGGACGCAATCATCGACTACCTGACCATTGTGGTCCCGCTCTCCGCCCTTGAAGAAGTGAACTGCAAGAAGCTGGACCTCTTGCTGTTCCGCATCTTCGGTTTCCGTGGCGAAGTTGTTGCCGGTGCGATTCGTGAGAAGAACTGGAACTTCTACGAGCAGTCGGCGGTGCTGATCGACCGGGAAAATGAGGTTGTTGGCCGTGTCGGTATCGGGGGAAAGAAAAGCACCGTGTGCCTGAGCCTGACCGGCATGGGCTGCAAGTGGATTCGTAACTGGGCGCGCGTCTACAAGCAGTGCGCCATGCTCGACGCCAAGATCACTCGCGTTGACTGCGCGCACGACGACTACGAAGGCGAACGCCTGGACGTGCATGCGCTCCGCAAGGTTGCCGCGCAGGGCGGCTTCACCGAAGGTGGATGTCCGCCACGTCACCGCTTCATTTCCGATGAAGGCCACAACACCGGTTGCACGTTGTACGTGGGCGGCAAAGGCCACAAGGAACTGTGCGTATACGAAAAGGGCAAGGCCGAAGGTCTGCCGTCGTCGCGCTGGGTGCGCGCCGAAGTGCGCCTGTACGGCAAGCACATGGAAATTCCGCTGGATGTACTGCTGAACCCCGGCGCGTACCTGCGCGGCTCCTACAGCGCCCTGCAGAACCTCATTACGGGCGTGTGCACTCGACTGCGCACGCTGCAAAAGCAGGTGGAAACCTCTGTTGAAGCCGGTATTGAGTGGGCGCATCGACAGGTAGGGCCTTTCCTCAACGTCCTTCGCGGAGCGCTCGGCGATTCATGGGCCGACTTCGCAGAGAGCCGCATCCTCCGTGACGGTCACCCCGGACGGTTTCGCGGTATTGCCAAGGGTGAACCACTCCATCGTTATGTGAGAGAAGAGCTATGCCTATCTGCCGCGTGAAGTCAGCTGCCGTCGAAGAACGGCACAACAGCAAGACCAACACCATCAACCGCTCGCAGACCGTTGGTCTCGACCTTGGCAACGGCTTCGAACTGCCGTTCCGTGTCGGCCTCGGCTCGCGCCCGCCGTATACCCCGGGTGAGTACGACATTGACCCGCAGTCCTTCGCACTGAGCCAGTACGGTGATCTGGTGCTGAAGCGCTACGTCGACCTCATTCCTCTGTCGGCCAAGCCCGTAGCCAAGGCCTAAACCATGTCCGATCCGGCACCTCTCTACGTGGTCGGTTGCGCTGCTGAGAACGTGCAGCAGGACGGCACGTGCTCGGTGCCGGTCTGGATGCCATACCACCAGCCAATTCTGCCTCCCCTGGATTTGGCCGATGGAACCCTCGTTGCAGGAGCGATTGTTCTGTCCTGGGCGATTGGGTTGAAGGCGCGCCTCGTATTCCGCGCTGCGCGCATAGGGGTCTACTGATGACGAGGAAACCGCAATGAAGCACATGAACACCCTGCGCCGTTTTGGCGCCTCCACCTTCACCAAGATCGGCGCCGGTGCCGGTGCCCTGGTTGCATCGGGTGCCGCCCTGGCCTCGGGCAGTACGTCGCCTGGCGCAGCCATCGCTGCTGAGGTCTCCAAGGGCAACGCGGACATGGCAATCGTGATCGGTGCCATTGCCCTGCTGCTGGGGATCCTTGTGGTGTGGGCCTTCACCAAGCGCGCCGCCAAGGGTTGATCGGGACGCAAGTTCACTCACGGGGGTGCGCGGAAACGCTCGCCCCCTTTTTTTAGGGAGAAGTGTCATGGGGTACTTCGTAATCGTTGCCTTCTGCGGCGCATGCTGGATTGCGTTCGAGGGCGTGTGATGAGGTGTATTGCTCGCGTACGTGCAGGATTGACTCGGCGCCTTGCTTGCGCGGTTGTCGCGCTGTTTATGTCATGCGCTGGAATCAGCGTAGCCCGATCCGCGAATTGCGCCGCCTATAGTGACAGTTGCACCGATGGTGCGGCTAAAGCAGGCGCACTTTCCTGGGTGTACGCAGGGCCGTCATGCAATGCGGGAAAGGACCTGGGGCCAGTTCAGGTTGATCTGTATAAGCAGAATTCTACGTCTGGCTATTACGTGCCCAAGGCGTATTGCTCAACGGGAGGCGGGTACTATGTTTCGCCATCCCCTCAGCAGCAACAGGGTTGGTACTACACGCGCGGTTGCGCGAGCGAGCCCAGCAAGACCACTCCGTTTTTTCCACCTTCTGGATCAGTGCGCTGTGTGGGTGGCTGTGAGGTCAGCTATCGGGATAACGGTGACGACACCACAACGTACTCTCCAAACGGAAAGACGTGCGACAAGAAGCCTGATTGCAACGCCCAGGGGAAGAACATGGTTTGGAATGCCATGCTCGGCGTGTGCCAGCCTGTTGAGCCTGAGTGCCCTGCAGGCAAGGTGAAAGTAGGTAATGCGTGCACGGATGAGAAACCTTGTCCAGATGGCATGGCGCTCGTTGCTGGTTCATGCAAGAAGGAAGACAACGAGTGTCCTGCGGGCATGATCCGCAGCCCGCTTGGCAGCTGCATTCCCGGCGATGGCCAGTGCGCCCAGGGCGAGGTGCGCGGTCCCGATGGAACCTGCAAGAAGGACAAGAACAACGACGGTCAGCCCGATACGGATGATCCTGAAAGCTTCTCCGGTGGTGACACATGCGAATCGCCTCCGTCATGTAGCGGGTCGCCCATCATGTGTGGTCAGGCACGGATTCAGTGGCGAATCGACTGCAACACCCGGCGCAACAACAACATCAGCGGCGGCCATTGCTCCCAATCCGGCATGCCTACCTGTACGGGCGAGAAGTGCAATGCGATGGAGTACACGCAGCTGCTCATGCAGTGGCGCTCGGCCTGCGCCGTGGAGAAGCTCGCCTCAAAGCAGGATACGCCAGGGCAGGGTGGCACCAACGGGGACGCCAACGGCAATGGCGTGGCCGATGTGCTGGAGGGGAGGGCAGACGTGACGCCGATTGGTGACGGTGCGGCCGACGTTGCCAGCGCCAAGAAGTGGGGTATCGGGCTTTCAACGAGCAATCTCGATACGAGCAACATGTTCGGCGGTGGTGGCACATGCCCTGAGCCTCCCGCAATCACGATCATGGGCAAGACGGTCAACGCTGCTGATTTCCCGTACTTCTGCCGCATTGCGGCGATTTTCCGCGCCTTGATCTTGACCTTCGGCGCATACACGGCACTTCAAATCCTTATGGGACGGGTCTTCTAATGGGCATGGTGTCTGACTGGATCGTAGATGCGACAACGTCGCTCGTTGGCAAGCTTAAGGATGCTGCTGCCGGCATGCTCGGCAAGATGCTCGCAGCATTCGGCTTGACCACTGTCACGTTCAACGCATTGCTGCCGAAGCTTAAAGAGTTCGTGATGCAGTTCATCGGTGGGCTGGACGGCCCTGCAATGCAGATGCTCTCTTACCTGGGCGTCGGCATTTCATTCTCAATGATCCTTTCCGCCTTGACGGTCCGCATGGCGTGGAAGGTCTTCATCGTGCCGAAGGCTGTCGCTGACCAGCTGGGAGCGGGCTCATGATCTACTGGTATACCGGCCAGCCTGGGCACGGCAAAACGCTCCACGCCATCGACCGCCTGCTTGAGTTCAAGGATCAGGGGCGCATCGTCTACGCGTGCAATATTCGCGAGTTCGACTACGCCAAGACTGGCGTTCTAGAGATGACGCCGGAGCAGTTTCGCGACTGGCCGAACTTCCTTCCTGATGGCGCTGTCGCCTTGGTCGATGAGGCTTATGAGCATGGAATGTTGCCGAAGCGGCCAGCCGGTGCGAAGGTGCCGCATCACGTGGAGCAGCTTGCCAAGCATCGGCATAAGGGCTTGGACTTCATCTTCGTAAGCCAATCCCCCGACAAGCAGTGCGATCAGTTCGTACATGATCTGATTGAGCGTCACGTACATGTGCGTCGCCGCTTCGGAACGAAGTTTGTGCACCTCCGCGAGTTCGACAAGTTCGAGGCGCGGGCTGAGAAAGCCACGCCCTTGACGATCAAGCGCAAGACGCTCCCGAAGCGCCCGATGGGCATGTACAAGTCCACCGAACTTGACACTACCGAGCGCAAGATTCCCTGGTACTACATCGCGCTTCCGATCTTGATTGTCGCTGCGGTGGTGATGCTTTACGTCGCGTTCGGGCGAATGGATAAGCGCATGAGCGGCGGCGACCTTCCCGCACCAGGTGGTGCCAGTGGCGTCAGCGCTCCGCGCGACGGAGCGTCAGCGACGGCGGGCGGAGCGGTGGCGGCAAAGTCGGCACAACCGCTAAAGGATTACGTCGACAAGTTCCTACCGCGTGTCCCATCCCAGCCTTGGAGCGCACCGGTGTACGACGATGCGCTCAGCGTCCCTAGCGAGCCGCCGCGCGTCTTCTGCATGTCGTCGCTCGGTGGTGAGAATGGCCTCGGTGGACACGACGAACCCAGCTGCAATTGCGTGACGGAGCAGGGTAGCCGTTACGACCTGGACGAACCGACGTGCCGTTACGTCGCGCGACGCGGCCAGTACGAGCCTTATCTGCCTCGGCGTGAGAACAGGCTTGTGGATGGTCAGACGCAGATTAATCGCGCCCTCGATCAGATCGAGCAGCGCGGGCAGGGCGTCGCTGTTGAGCGTCAGCCCCGTGCCATGGGCACTTTCCCTGAATCACCTCAGTCGCAGTCAGGCACTTACCTCACCACGCCACCTGGGGAGAATCGGCTATGACCAGTGGCGGGCGTGAATTGCTCAAATGGCTCGCTCTGGTACTGATGACTGGCGATCACATCGTGACCGTGTTCGGCCTTGGTCACGTGCCAGTCGTGTCCCAGCTCGGTCGTGTTGCGTTTCCTGTGTTCGCCCTGGTCATGGCCTACAACCTGGCGCAACCTGGCGCCGATGCTGGGAAGTCTGCTCGGCGCCTGGCGCTTTGGGGCCTCGCCGCCACTCCCGCGGCTGTGCTGGCATTCGGGCAGGCTTTGCCGCTCAATGTTCTGCTCACGTTCGCCGCCGCGGCTGGCTGCATATGGGCTCTGGAACGCCGCCAGTGGGCGCTTGTTGCGCTCCTGTGCATCATTGCTCCGGTTGTCCTGGACTACGCTTGGCCCGGCGTATGGCTCGTTCTGGCGGCCTGGGCGTGGTTCAAGAATCATGGAAGGCGCATGCACTTCCTGCTGGGCTCTTGCGACTGGCGCCGGCAGCGGCTCTACATGGTGCTGCCAATTTGGGTGTGGGCATGCATGGGCCTGCTGTGCCTCTATAACGGCAACGGCTGGGCGTTGTTGGCCCTGCCTGTCATCGTCCTAGGCGAACTACCGGCACGGATTCCACGATCAGGCCGGGCCTTCTACGCGTATTACGTGGGCCACCTGGCGCTTTTGGTTGTGCTTGCGGCTATAGTCGGCGGGTGACTATTTGACAGGGGTAGGGTATGGATATCCGCGCTGGCCTTCTTTTCGTGCTGATGGCATTCGCCCTGCCCGCCGCAGCGCAGCTGCAGTCGGCTACCGGTCCCAAGCCGAAACCTCTCCCTGCGGCCCCGAAGCCTGCTTACAACTCGATGTCAAAGACCACCACGCCGCTCAATTGTCACGAATTGGCCTGGCCGAACCACCCACATCCGGGCGTAAAGACGTACTGCGAGCGCCTTGAAGCCCGCGTGCTTTCAGATGAGGCGCGCCGCGCCGGTCGCCCCGGTCCTTCCGATAGCGTCGTCGGGCTTCCTTCGCTCGGGTCCGAAGCATCCAAACGCTACGGCCTCGCCTGTATTGGCGGCCAGGCCTTCCGAAAGCTGCCAAATGGATGGGAACAGGTTTCTTCGCCCGCAGGCGGCTGGCAGCGCTGCCGCGAGCAGTG